CACAGTCACTGAATGTTTTCTTTCGTCCTGATGCTGATATTAGTTACCTTCATGCTATTCACTTTCTAGCTTGGAAGAAGGGACTAAAGACGATGTACTATTGTCGATCAGAGAAGATTGGTAAAGCTGATCGTGTCTCTCGTAAGATTGAGAGGCAGATCATTCAAGAGATTGATATGGAGGCACTAGCCTCTGGTGAAGAATGTCTAGCTTGTGAGGGTTAATTATGATTAAAGTTGTTATTACAGATGAAATGCGTTATCTTGCTAACGAAAAAGGAAAAGAACTAGGTATACTAAAAAATTCAATTACAAGAGGAAGTGGAAATGTTATAGGGTTTCTTGGAGAAATAATGGTTGCAAATTATTTTGACTGTAATCTAGATAATTCATATCAACATGACTTAAAGTCACCAAACGGTATCTTGCTAGAAGTAAAGACAAAGAAAACTACAGTTAAACCTAGAGACTATTACGAAGTATCTATTGCTAAATTCAATATAAAACAATCTTGTGATTACTATGTTTTCTGTAGAGTTTTGCAAGATCAGAGTGTTGGGTGGATTTTGGGATATGATAGTCCTGATGTATACAAGAAAACATGTAAGTTTTTAAAGAAGGGTGAGGTTGATCCAGATAACAATTACACAGTAAGAGCAGATTGTTACAACAAGCCTATAAATAAATTAATAATTCCAGATAACTTACCTAAAGTACCGGGGTGGTAATTAATGAGCAGCTTAAAACTTCAAGATCAACGGAACTACTTCAAGCCTTTCCACTATCCGTGGGCATATGATGCATGGCTGAAGCATGAACAGTCACACTGGCTGCATACAGAAGTTCCTATGCTGGAAGATGTAAAGGACTGGAAAAGTAATCTAACTACAGAAGAGAAGTACTTTCTTACCAACATCTTTCGCTTCTTCACACAGTCAGACATTGATGTAGCTGGTGGTTATGTAGATAACTATTTACCACACTTTCCACAGCCTGAAGTACGTATGATGCTGACCAGCTTCGCTGCACGTGAGGCACTTCACGTTGCTGCTTATTCTCACCTCATTGAGTCTCTAGGTATGCCGGAGACTACATACAATGAGTTTCTAGAGTATGAAGCAATGAAAGACAAGCACGACTTTTTCCTAGATAAGGTATCTGGTGATGCTCCAATCCCGCTGAAGATTGCAGCTATCTCTGCCTTTACTGAGGGTCTTGCACTGTTCTCTTCCTTCATTATGTTGCTAAACTTCCCACGTCATGGTAAAATGAAGGGTATGGGGCAGATCGTCACATGGTCTATTGTAGACGAGACGCAACATGCTGAAGGCATGATCAAGCTGTTCCGTACATACGTTGAAGAAAATCGTGATGTATGGAACGACAAAACAAAGTCTGAGATTTATTCTACTGCTACAGCTATGGTAGACTTGGAAGATAAGTTTGTTGATCTAGCTTTTCAGATGGGTAAAGTAGAAGGACTACGCGACTACGAAGTTAAAGAATATATTCGGTACATTGCTGATCGTCGTCTTATTTCTATGGGCATGAAAGGCATTTACAAAGTAAAGAACAATCCTCTGCCTTGGGTAGAGACAATGATCAACGCACCTACGCACACTAACTTCTTTGAGAATCGTGCTACAGATTATGCTAAAGGTGCACTATCAGGGAACTGGTCTGATGTTTGGGCAAACTAATAAACACTTAAAAGAAAATAAAATGACATACTGGCAGCACTTTAAATTTGCTAACAGTATAGCATTAGCATTACTACGTGCTACAGTATGTCTTGTTATCCATTCTATTTTTCCCGGTTTACTCACTGACACTGGCAGCACTATCATAAAAGATGTGCATAATAAAATTATCGGGAGAGAATAATGTCAACTAAGAAAAGAGATTACAAAAGAGAGAATCGTGTAACAAAAAGTAAGCCAAAGAATATTGCTAAACGGGTAGCACGTAACAAAGCACGACGTATGCTTATGCGTGAAGGTCTAGTAAAGAAAGGCGATGGTAAGCACGTAGATCATAAGAAGCCTCTCAGCAAAGGTGGCAGCAACAAGCGTAGTAATCTTCGTGTAAGAAATGGTCGTAAGAATAGTTCGTTTGCACGTAATCCTGACAAATCAATAAAGACAAGACGAAGGACTTAATGTTTCCATATCCATTCAAGATATATCAAGAAGAACTTCCAGAAGATTTTTGTAATCATGTTATAAATCTAGCATCGTCTTTAGAAACTGAAGAAGGTGGTGTGCATGTAGATGGCAACACAGAAATTTCTAAAGAAGCTAGGAATAATAATATATCTTGGGTAAACAATCCTGATATTATAGAGTTGATGCAGATATATACTGTAAAAGCTAATCAGGAATGTGGATGGAACTTTGATATAGGTGTATATGAAACACCTCAACTATCTACGTACAGTCAAGGACAGTTCTATGATTGGCATGTAGACATAGGAGTTGAGGAAGAATACGATCCAGTAGTTCGTAAGCTGACTATTAGTATCAATCTTAACAACGAATATGATGGCGGTAATTTTCAGATTGAACGATGGGGCAGTCCTAAAATAAAGAAAAGATATATCACTGTAAAAGGTATGAAGAAAACAGGAAGTATTCTTGTCTTCCCCTCTTTTCTACATCACAGAGTTACACCAGTTGTACAGGGACAGAGGAAGTCTCTTACCTGTTGGTTTAGAGGACCACCATTTAGATAAAATAATTGTTGACATAGTTAAATTCTAACTATATAATAATGGGGATAGTTGCTAATAATAGGACTATCCCCTTTTTATTTGTATTTGCTAAAGAAAGGAATACACAATGAACGTAGTCTCAGTATCACCACAATTTGATAGGATGCGTAACTTTATGCTCGACGTTGATAAATACTTTGAGCCTCTAAACTATGTAGCACAATCAATATCAAACAGCGGTGCTTATCCTCCTCACAACATCCACAAAAAAGATAATCAGTACATTATTGAAATGGCACTAGCTGGTTTCAGTAAAGAAGATGTGGAAGTTGAAATTGAACCTAACATTCTCACAATCAAAAGCGTTAAGAAACCTGACGAGTCTGAGAAAGATATTAACTATGCTTTCAAAGGTATAGCCAAGAGAGGCTTTCGTCGTGTCTTCTATCTTGCAGACAAGATGCGTGTAGTGTCTTGTAAGATGCAAGATGGTATGCTACATATCGCTATTGAAAAAGAGATACCTGAGAAACCAAAACCAAAAACAATAACAATAGAATAAGAAGGAGCAGGGGTTTGCCTATCAATAAGCTTCCAACTATTTACATCGGCTATGATCCTCGTGAACATGATTATGTTCGCGTACTAGATAAATCTATTCGTATGAATACTGCGAATACGTACAATATAGTCCCTATTGTACAATCAGAAGTTCGTCGTGCAGGTTTATATTGGCGTAGTCCAAACATAGACAAAGATGGAAATAGGGTGGATACTTTTGATGGCAAACCCTTCTCTACTGAGTTTAGTTTTACAAGGTTTCTTGTACCCTTTCTAAATCAAATGTCTGGCCTTGCTTTGTTTATGGATGCGGATATGTTTGTTACAGCAGACATAACAGAGATATTTGATGTATATGGATCAGACAAGGATAAAGCAATAAGCTGTGTCCAGCACATGCATGAACCATCAGAAAAGACGAAGATGGATGGAAAGATTCAAACCATCTATTACAGAAAGAACTGGTCTTCTTTTGTTCTTTGGAACTGTGACCATCCTTGGATGAAAGAACTTACTATTGCTGATGTAAATGTAAGACAGGGTGGTTGGCTACATTCTTTTGAATGGATGGATATTTATCCTATTGGAGATATAGACGAAGAATGGAATTGGCTTGATGGTACATCTCCTGAAGACTTACCACCAAAGAATATTCACTTCACTACAGGTGGTCCTATATATCCTGAGTGGAAGGGTAAAAGAGATATAGATAATCAATACGCAGATGAATGGCGTGACTTTTTTAGTACAGTAGTAAAAGGATAAATAATGATTCGTTTTGTAACTTCGTTTAGCCAAGACGGCTATGAACGGTATGCCAAGAACATGCTTGAGTCTGTTGTAGAAAACTGGTATAAAGACCTACACCTTACAGCATACTACCATGACTGTGACAAAGAACTTGTTGATACATTTCCACAGGCAGATAACATTGAGTATCGTAATCTAAACGAAATTCAAGATATGCTGAACTACCGTGAACGTATGAAGGCTTACGATGGTACGGCTGATGGAACTGTAGCATACAACTGGCGAATGGATGCTATCAAGTGGTGCCATAAAATCTATGCTCTTACTACTTATGGTCTTGAGATTGCAGATAAAGAAGCACAAGGAGGTTGGCTGTGTTGGCTAGATGCTGATACAGTTACGACCAAGCCAATCAATGCAGATAAAATTAAAGAAGTTCTTCCAGAAAAGGCAGAACTTGTACACCTTGGTCGTAAAGATGTAGACTACAGCGAAACATCCTTTATTGGTTTTAATCTTAATTATGACTCACCAATCTATTTGATTGCTGATATGCGTGGCTGCTACGACATTGGTGAGGTTGTGTCTTATCGTGAATGGCACGACGGATTTATCTTTGAACGGTTACTAAAGATTTATACTGCACATGGTATGCGGGTACATAATCTAACACCTAACGTAGAGGGTCTAGCTGCCTTTCAAACATCCCCTCTATCGCAGTATATGACGCACTATAAAGGCAACTTAAAAAACCAGCTATCAGATACAGACGTATCACCTGATGTTTCTATGCCACGCTACAGGCAGCTTGCAGACCTAGTTCGTACCTATGGTAGTGATACGATTGTAGAGGTAGGAACTTGGAATGGTGGACGTGCTATTGAGATGGCGTTAGCATCCTTTGAAACAAAAGACAAACTACACTACATTGGCTTTGATCTGTTTGAAGATGCTACAGAAGAGTTAGATGTTCTTGAGTTTAACGGCAAGCCACACAACGCTATTACAGCAGTAGGTAATCGCCTACAGCAGTTTGCTGACAAGATGAAAG